GAGGCAATAAATCTAACTAAAAATTTTCCTAATGCCTTCATAGCTTTTCCTAATTCATTTTTTCTAAAAAATGCAAAAACTTTTAGAAAAGCGTTTTTCATACCATTGAAAAAAAATCCAATAATATATTTTCTAAAGAAGAATGCTAGTGTTGTACCTATAGCGGTAAATCCCTCAGCCAACAAATTGCCAAGGTCACCAAAAAATCCTCTACCAGTTTCCCCAAAATTAGCTAAGTTTCGAAAAATAGAACCAAAACTAAATCCTATACCAGTTACAGTTTCAGATAGTCTTTTACTTAGTCCAATCAACCCACCGACTAATAAAAAAAGCACTGTTGCAAATCCTACTCTACCCAATATACCTTTATTTAATTCAGAAATTTTTTCACTTATAGATTTACCTGTTTTTCCAAAACCTTTTACTATATCTCCTCCTAATTGTGAGAACATTGATGACAGCTTAGTTTGTTCATCTTTTCTTTCCTCTTTTCTCTGTGATGGGGTAGGTGTCATCTCTAGAATTTTAGCACCTAAATCCATAGTAAATTTTTCTTGCCCATCTTTTACATCAAGCAAAGATTCTTTCACTTGATTTGTTTGTTGTTGACCCATAGATTCCATCATATTTTTCATTCCAAGCGCATTCATGTCTATAATTTCTGTTTGTTTTTCTAATTCTTTAAGTGTATCTACTTGCAAGTCCACAAATTCTCTAATACCCTCTGCGTTTGCCACTAGAAAATCATTAATCTCTTGGTTTTGGTCTGATAAACCTTTTACAATTTCCTCTAAAGGATTTCCTACTGTTTTCTTTTCATCGGCAGACAAGTCCTTTGCCTGTTTCATTTGTTTGTTTATGAAAGTTCTTTCAGCCAATATTTCAGGTAATTGGTCTTTAACACGCTCATCAGGCGTGTCATCTTTTATTGCAAGGTTTTTAATTTGCTCTGTTAACTCATTGTTTTTTTGCATGTATGCAATTAACAGTCTTGTATCTTCTGAAATAGCCATCTATTTTTGTCTCATTTTCCTATTTTGTTCTTCTATTTTTCTATTTTCTTCTTGAACATGTTCTATTAATAAACCTAAGTAAATCTCCCTCTCCCATGGCAACATGTTGTCTAACTCTGTCAATGAGTATTTATGGTGTTGCATGAGAGCAAAATTACTTTTATAGTAATTTTTTAGGCTCTCGTGAGAGAGCCCTATACTAAAAAACTTTGAAGCCCTTGTATTACGACTTCACTTTTTACTTTAGTCTCTGGATTAGTCACCTCTACAACATGTCTTAATTTTGGCATAGTTTCAAAAAATTTAGATATATCTTCAAATTGTTCAGTTGTTAGAGATTCAATAAATTCTGTTATTTCTTTTTTAGACATGTCTACTTTATTAAAAACTTTACCATCAAAATGTATCTCTGAGATACTATCAGATATAATATTAAACATATATTCTGTTTGATTATTTTCTTTCGTATTTTTGAATGAAGATATCAAAGGGTAATTAAAAATAATTTTAACTCTATCTGTTACCTGTATCTCATTTGTGTGGTCATCTGTCATAGTGCATTCTATTTCATTGAGATTTACTACAACATTTACTTTTGTTTTTTCATCATCTGGGCAAGTCACTTGCACTTGTGCTGTTTCCCCAACAGATTTTGCTCTTAATTTTAAAAAGATATACTCAGCGTCAAACATTGGGCAAGTTTTAGGGTTTACTTTTCCAAAAGTACACTGTGATATTAATTGATTCATAGCGTCAATTATTTCTGTGTCACTCTTTGATTCTTGTGCCATCATCAATGTTTTTTGTTCTTTCACTAAGAAAGGTCTGTACTTAATATCTTCGCCTGTTGATGGTAAGGTCAAAGTGTAAGTCTTGGTTTCAAGTTTAGGTAATGCCATAATTATTCACTCCATTATGTTATAATTTTCTTAATACTTTAGGTATATTCCTCGTAAGTTCTCTTTCCACTTGGTTAGCAAGAATTCTTTGAAAAGTTTCTACTATTGGTTTTGGTAAAAGTCTTTCATCTGTTAAATTTTTCCAGTATCTATAACTAAAAGATACATCACAAGTTTGTGCTGTACTGGATGGATTAGCGTCTAAATTTTGAGCAGATATTGTTTTTGGAAAACACTCCACTAGTTGAACTCCATATCTTCTTGCACCATCATTATCTAAACTATATATCTCAATCTTACCAACATAGTCATCATAATATTGTATCGACCATGAGTTTGGGTCATAAGCTAATCTTTGCCATGTTTCAAAAAATTGTTTTTCTTGGTAATTATTTGATTGATAAAAACTTGCTGAAATTTCAGCAAAAGAAAAACCATTAACTATTTCTCTAGTTGGGCCATAAATATTTGTATCTGGTGTTGAATCTAAAGTTCTGCCAGGAAAGTCAATTTTGTGACACTGCATGGACACCTCTCTCTGTTCACCCCTACCAAGACTATCTGCTAAAACATCAATTATAAAGTTATCTGATTTACCTCTCCCACCTGAACCTGCATAGCCTGTTGGTGGAAAAAACAATACTTCATATTGAGATGGTCTTGCAATTCCCTCACCATCTCTAAAAGGTGCTAATATCTCTTGTATGGTAAGAGCGGCACTTGATTCTATAAATTCTTTTAAATCAGCCATTATTAAACATATCCTCTTGATTTATTAAATACATATTTATCACCTCGTTTTTTAAATTGTTGCACTGGTAATAATGTTGCAACTACAAATTCATCTGCCTCTACTTTTCTAAAATTTGTTCTCACATGAGTTGCTAAATATCTTTTTAAACAAGGTTTAATTAATCTTATATTTTTTAATCTACTGTAAGTCACTCTTAACTCTGTTGACTTATCAAACTTATCATTATTACTAAATGTCATTAATCTATCTAGCAAACCCATTCTCATCGGTATGGACAAGTAATGTAAATTGATTCCTAAAAACCCATCATTGTATTCCTCAACAGGTAATACTAAAGGAAATGTATCATAATATGGTAATTTATCCTTTAACTTTGGGTCATATATAAACATATTTAGTAGACCAAATGTAGGCACTGTTGTTCTTTTTCCATCACGAATTAAATCAGCAGATTTGGGTTCACCAAACTCCTTAATTTTATTACGAAACCATTGTGTAGATTTAGGTTTATCACCTGCTGCCTTTAAGACACTTTGGATATATTTACTTCTTGCCATGTATGTATTTATAAGGATTGTATAGAATTATACAAGAAAAGTGCCCCTAGAAAAAGGGGCACTCAGTGGTTTACTCTGCGAGTTTTTCAAAATATGCTAATGTATCATCTTCCTCCACTACTGGTGTTTCCACTTTTGTAGTCACAGGTTTTGTGTCTACTTTAGGTTTTGCAACAGGGGCGTCATCTATTTCATCAGCGACATTTCCAACTTTTACTGTTCCAGAAAGAACAGCGTCTAGTCTAGTTTTTAACTCATCATAAGACTTAAAGTTTGTTGGAGCAGTAAACTCTGTAAGAGAGTGTTGTGATTTCCAAACTTTATCTGCTTCAGAATCATCCTCAAAAAGTTTTGATGTATCTTCAAACTCTGATTTATCATAGTTCCAATAACCATCTACCTTTCTGATTTTTAGTTTGAAGTTTGCACCTTCCCAAAAATCAAATGGGTTGATTGCTTTTTCATCCTCAAACTCTGGTGACATAGCAGCAGTAATCTTATCAAAGATTTTTTTCCCATAGCGGAACAAGAATACTTTGCCTTCGTTCTCTGGGTGTTTAGCGTCACTAACCACATAAATGTTTGAGAAGTATTGCAACTTTCTTTTCTGCTTACGAGCTATCTCTTTATCAGATTCTAAACCTGTATTCCATAATCTAGTGTTGTGTTCAGATACAGGGTCTTTTTGATTAAGTGTTGTAAGAGAGTTTTCAATGTACCATTGACCTGTTGGGCCTTGGAATGCATGATTCCAAACTTTTGCCCATGGCAAGTCTTCACCTTTTACGGCAGGCAGAAAACGAATGACTGCATAACCATTACCAGATTTATCTAGTTCTGGTTTCCACAACCTTTCATCTACATATGATTTTTTCTCTTGGGGTTCAGTTTCTCCCTTAGCGGCGTCAAGCAACTTGTTAAGAGAGCCACTGCTCTTTAGACTATCTAATGACATATTTTTCTCCTTATGTTATTATATTTTATCGTATGTTTATTTTGTATCATTTGATACATAACTATTTATAATAGTTATTCTTATTAATATATCAAACCTCACAAAGTTTGTCAAGTTTTTTATATGTAATACTTTGCACATTTTCACATACCAATGGACTGGCATTATCTTCTACAACCCAATAAAATTGTGTCTCTGGAAAGTCCTTAAACACTTGTATTAATTGTGTTGTCCAGTTATCAGTATTGAATCCTTTTGATGTTTCTGATAGATAATTCTTTGTTCCTTTGTATATGTTATTAATAGGTTCATCATATTCACTTAGGTCGAATCCTAACATATATACTTCATCAGAACCCTCTTGACATGATAAATGCATAGCAGTTGCACCTGCACACCACTCTCTAGGATACTCTATATAATCAACACTATCTCGTTCTTTTACCCATGTGATATATAAACCTACATTGTTATAACACTTTGCTTTTACATCATCTTTATCAAGATGAGGAAACTGAGTAATCATTTCTTCATAATTTTTTTCAGCAGTCTCTCTTTCTTTTCCTTGAACAACACAGGATGTGCCATCATTCTTTTTAGTTTCATGAATATCCATAGGTGTATAGTTCATTTTTAAAAACTCTGGGTCAAAGTCTTCTAGTTTAGCCCAATCTGCAAAATAACAATGATTTGTTATCGCATAATTAGATTCGTATATCTCTTGTTGTATACCATAATCTAC